TGTGCTTGCTTCAAATCCTGTTGTTTTCCCTTCATCTGTGTTTGAAGATAAAATCATCACACTTGACATCGGCCCTGAATATTGACCATAAACAATATTGCTACAAGCTCCAAACAACTGATCAGATAGTAATTCTCCGTACATTCCGGCAATGCTTTTTAAACCATTAAACATTCCAGTAATCCCGCTTGCCAGACTACATGCATTAGATATTGCATTTATATCCATCAAAGCATAATCATTAGCAAGATATTTTAATGCTCTTGAAACTTGAGAAGGGAAAGCAGCTTGAACTGACATAGATACACTTCGCAACATCTTATTCAAAGACCCAATAGCATTCATAATTGAATTCTGCATATGACTTGAAATTTCTTCTGGATCAAATCCATCTGAAAAATCATCTGTTGCCATACCCAATGATTTTTCAGCCATAGCATCAGTTGTTTCAACAAAATCAGAAGTCGTTTTCGGGTATGGGGCAACAACAGCTCCAACTCCTGCCAAAATAAATACCATTGTAAATCGAGCAATCCCTCCTTGAATAAAAGATTCCTCAATCCGGGCTTTTCCGATTAAATTGACAAATAATTCTCCGTAATAAGGATGAATTAACGTCCCTGGACCGTATGTCCTCAGAGCAGAAATTAAATCATCGCGTTCTGTAATGTAATCTTGATCATTATCATCGTTTTGAATAACATATCCATTGATCGTAAATTCATCAGTATCTTGCCCAAGATCTTCAATATATGGAATATCTTTAAACGGATATTGATGAACAACGTTTCTGCGACCAACAATATAATCTGAGTCCTTAATGAAAAAATCAGCCCCGCGAAAGGAAGCTTTCTTATTTTCATTTGCCCATACAAGTCGATCGCGCCAAGTACCCATTAATTTATAATTCCTTTCTCAGGAGGATTTGATCTATCAAAACTCCTTTTTTCTCAAAATGCCCCTACATATCCCAATGAAGCTGTGGAAACATTTGCATCGCCTCTTTTCTTTTTAACTTTTTCTATCGTTGCTGTTGATCCTGCATCTGATGTAACTTTTATATTTATATCAGTTTCAGATTTTTGAGCGCCAATTGCTGCTACAGCCTTTCCAGTCGATGAGGCAATAGAAGAATTAGCCCCCTCAAGCATTGCAATAGAAAATCCCATCTTTTTTTTCAACCAGTCCGGCAACATTTCTTTAAACAATCTAATCGTCTTCTGAATTTTTTCATTTATGAAGCTGAAAAGATTCATAAAAAAAGATTTAATCGGCCCCCAATTTTTTATAATTGCAAAAGCCGCTGCAGCAATCAATGCAAATCCAGCAACCAATGCCGATACTGGCGACATAATAAGACCAAGAACAAGAATCATTACAGTTCCCCATTTCCGAATAAATGCAGAAAATTCTTTCCAATATATAATTATCACTGCAATAATTCCAATTAAAGCGCCAATCGCCAAGCCTATTGCAGCAATTGTAAGAATTAGAGGAAGACCCGCAATCGTAACTAATGCAAGAACACCCGCTATACTCCCCAACATAATTAACAATGGGCCAATTATTGCGATCAATGCCCCAATAACAATAATTACTATTTTTGTTCTATTACTCAATCCAGCCATCCAGGTAACAAACCTTTTAAGAGGCGCTAAAATCTTCATCAATGCAGGCGAAAGAGCATCACCAAATTCCTGCCTTAATCTAGTAACTTGAATTTTAAATTGTTTCCATATAAAACCTGCTTTATTGATTCCTTTAGTTTGTTCATCAAAAGCTTCATTCATCGACTCAATCACTTTATACATTTTTACTAATTTCTCTTTATATGTATCTGCCTGCGGCCCGAGCAAGGCAAAAATAGCAACCAAAGGTTCCCTTCTGCCAAACATTTGAGTTAAAATTTCCTCATTCCCGCCTGCCAGTTCATTTAAAACTTGAAATGCGCCAACCACTCCTTTTTTATCAAGCAATGCTTTCCCAGTTGCCTCACTAATAACTCCAGTTTCCTTTAAATATTCCAAGGCTCTTTTCATGGTTTCTGTAGGCTTGAATAAAGCTTCTAGCGCTCCTGCAAACTGCGTGCTTACTTCTGCTGCTCCTCCGGTTACTCCAGTCAATGTCGCAAATACACTAAATAATTCTTCCTGTTTGACATTTAGTTGAGCAGCAAGTGGAGTTACCCTGCCAATTGAAGCTGCTAATTCAGGGAATGTTGTCTGGCCAAGTTTAACTGTTTGAAATGCAAGATTAGCAGCTTTTTCAGCAGCTTCTTTACTAACATCACCATAGCCTTTCATAATAACAGAAGTCAAATTAACAGCATCAGAAACACTTGCAACACCTGCTGTTGCTGCTTTAGCATTAATTTCAAGCATTTCTGTAGTATCAGCAGTATCTCCAAAAGCAGAAATAACCTGATAAAGTCCTTCTGCCATAATATCAGTTGACTTTCCTGTTCTTATAGCCATATCCTGGACAGCTTTTTTAAGTTCTTCAACCCTTTTGATGTTTCCTGGAATCAAAGTTGCAACATTAGCCATTCCTTCGTTAAAATCCATTGAAGCCTTTAATGACAACGCCCCAAAAGCAGTAATAGGCAATGTCATCTTCAATGACATACTACGTCCAAGCGAACTCATTTGAGTACCAACTTTTTTAACAGATTCCCCTAATGCTTTCATACGAGTATTTACAGCGTCAACAGGGCGAGTCAATTGATGAAACTTTGAACTTATATTCCTCAAAGGAGCTGAAGCTTTGTCTAAGACGCGCAATATCACTGACAAATCATATGAATTTGAAGCCATTATGCAATCTTCCTTAGATCATCTGACATGATTCAACCACATTGAAATCTGATTAGTTCCTCTATTCCAAAAATCTAAATCATCTATCGTCATTTCCCAAATCTCACTTGGCTGAAAATGAAACAAATATGCAATCCCCCAGATTATTTCTTCCCAACCATAGGGGATACCGCTAAAAAAGACATTAACCCATTAATAATATTTTCAAAGTCCTCAATATCAATCTCATCTGCTGATTCAATTGGAATATCAGCAATACCTGCAATCAAGGGAATTAAAGATGCAAGTTCAACTTTGCCCTCTTTTTCAACAAAATCATGTGGCAATAAACGCAAATGCTTCAATTTCAATCGTCCCATTTTTAAACGGGTGGTTTCAATCTCGCCTCCTCCCGCTTTAGGGATACTAATGGGGTATTTTAAATTTATAATTCCTGCACTTTCATCAGTAGTCATAATTCATTATCCTCTTTTATTTGATTTAGGCAAGACACATGACGATACCAAGCCTCTTATGGGGAATTGCGGCAGAGTGCAGTTGCAAGTTGCCTGCTTTAGCGGATGGTAGTTGACTAACTTTACTCCACATTTTCTGTCCAAAAACCACTTTCAAAAACGACTTCTGTCTCGCCTTCGCCTCCCGTTACAGTGAAATTGCGTAAGCAGGTTGCCCCCTCCATTATATAAACTTTGCCGCCGCCAGCAGCCCGAAAAATAACAGTTCCGTTTCCAAAAATAGATGCTAAATCACTTAAACGAATATCATCCCGATCTGTAATTGTTACTTCGCATCTTGCAGGAACAGGCTCTTCAACATATCCATGCGGCCCCGTATCACCTTGAACAGCCTTTAATTCAAAATTCGGCTGTCCCGAAATACCGATTCCAATAGCTTTGGCACCTGCCTTATTCAACAAAAGTTTTCCATTTACAAGCACTTCTACACGCCCTGTTATTTTCCCAGCCATATTACATTTCCTCCTTTTGTGTCAATTTAAAATTGACATTTTTTAAGCCTAAATAAAAAAGGCCAAAATACAATTGAATTTTATTTCAAAAGCAGTTTGGCCTTCTAATGGGTTGCCGAACTTTCTGCTTGGTTAGTTTGGTGAATTAAACAACTATTTTTTGTTCATAATTATATCCATAGTTTTCAGCCACTCTTTCTTGATAAAATTGTGTCCATGTTTCTCTGTTTGCATTTGCTCTAAAATTACAAGATTGATATAAAACAAAATCAAAAATAAGTTAAGTGAATTATTATAATTACAGGATGAATTGTATATTTCCGCTAAGTATCCGAAATTGATTGATAACATCAACGGGAATGAGCACGTTCACGCGGTTCACATCCGTCAGATCTCTTTCCACAACCAAGTTCTCAATAAACTCATCCAGGTTTTCAATCAACCCTTTATCTCGCAGCAAGGTAAACAGGGCAATTGTTTCCTGTTTGACTGTTTTTGGAGTTGCAACATAACTGCCAGGTTGGACTGGGAATGTGTCGTCTGCCAGTTTGAATCTCGGAATGATGAATCTTGCAACCATTCTGTTCTTATATTGAAATCGAATCTCACCCAAAGTTGCTAGCGTTTGAATATCCAGATAGCTCGGATCAGGAGTGCCAAGGGCTGTTTTCTGATATGTGGTTATGCTCCGTTCAATCAATACATTTCCACCGCTGTCCACAATCCATGTTGCAATGCCGTCATAAAGCAGGACATCCCGTTCTGCTCTGGTAAAACGATTTTCAATAAACGGAGGTTTGATTCCTTTCAGTTTCAAAAATTGCAACGGACGAGCTGGATCGTTATTCAAATTCCATGCAGCCACAGCGCCCCAGGCAGCAGCCCATTCTTCAGGCGTATTTGGAGGGTTGGTTATTCCAACCATCGTGTTGTGAGGAGAATTTCGAGAGTTACCGAGAACGCCTATTGAGGCCATAGTTCCTGCAAAAGCTCCAAATCCATGTCCCTGAAGATCATTCAAGGGCAAGAACCTGTCTTCAAGTTCATCTTCAATCTCTCTTAAATTTGCAGTTGCACAATATGGTTGAATGATATAATGAAATTGCTCATTGTCAATTACAGCCCACGCATCTCCAAGGTTGGGGTCAGTTGCACCACCTGTAAAACTAGTATAGAAAGAAGCCCCAGGCGTACCAGACCCTCTCAAAAACCCAACAACATTGGCAGATGCAGAAAATACAGACGGAAATTGTGTGCCATAATAATTTTCGATAATGCTAATATAATTTCCAACTGTGCCAGAACATTTTGCTCTCAATACTAATTTTCCACGG